CTATCACAAACGGAACAGGAACACTTGCTTTAACAGTTGGTCAAGACATATTGCAAGAAAATGTTCAAGATATACAATTGCAATTGCGTTCTGGTTCAACATCAGGAACTATCTTAGCAACTGCACCAACTGTTGTTGTTGCTGATACATCACGTCCATTAGCATTACCTGGTGGTGGTCAGTGCTGGTGCGCTTATCCTGATTATGTTTCTGGGCCTAACTTAGTTTATACAGGAACTCCAGGTGTGTTCACATTTACGGCACCTAAAGGATACACAACGGTTTCTGCTGTTGCTATTGGCGCAGGAGGAGGTGGTGGTTACAACGGAGGCGGTGGTGGCGGAGGCGGAGCATTATCATATAGTGCGAGCATTGCTGTCACCGCAGGAACAACATATACAATAACATGCGGTGCTCCCGGAACGTATAGTCAAGGTAGCAGTTCAGCTGGTGGAGCAAGTTCTTTTGCTTCAACAATTATCGCTAACGGCGGTCAACCAGGAGGAACAAATGTGTCACCAACTGGCGGTGCTGGCGGCACTGTAGGTGCTGGTACTGGTTTTGCTGGAGGCGCTGGAGGCGCTGGAAAAGGAACATATGCTGCTGGTGGTGGTGGAGGAGCTGGTGGATATACTACTGTTGGTGGTGTCGGTGGTTCTGTAACAGGAACTTGGCCTACATTAACTGCTGGTTCAGGAGCCGCATCTACATCAGGAGGCGCAGGTGGAGGTGGTGGGGGTAGTGCAACTGCAGGAGCGTACAGTGCTCAAGGTGGAGGAGGTGGTGGTACTTCACCATTTGGTTCTGTTGCAGTTGCTTCTATTGCTGGTATTGCATATGCAGGAACTCAAAGTTCTCCAGGTCAAGGAGGAGGCGGATCTGGTGGTGTTGCGACAACAACAGCTTCTGGTGTACAATTAGGTGAAAGAGGATATACTGCTACATCATATCCTAATGGCGCAAATCAACCTCCTCATGGTGGAAAATTTGGAGGAGGCGGAGGTGGTGGAGATGGTAATTCTTCGCCTGGAGGTAACGGTGGTCCTGGATGTGTAAGAATTATATGGGGAACTGGTCGTGCATATCCAGCAACACTTACCGCTGATAGAGTATCAGGATATCCAGCTGCTGTTGGTAATCCAACTGGTCAACAATAACGGAGAATTAATATGGCTAAATTGATTAGTGGGACAAGAGTATATGGATCAGCAACTGTTGACGCAGCATTGATTGCAGGAGCTGGTGCTGGATTTATGAATCTCGTAGCATTCACTACAGGTTCATCTGTTACATATACATTACCATCTGTACTTCAATATGCTGGTGCTAAGTTTAAAGCGACTATCATCGGTGCTGGTGGTTCTGGTGGTGGTACTGCTGCTGTTGCTGGTCAAATGGGAGGTGGTGGTGGATCTTCATCTGTTGTTGTTGCTTATATAACTGTGGCATCTGGTGTGTATACATTAACATACACAGTTGCTGGTACTACAGCCGCTGGTGCTGCTGGTGCTGCTGGTGTAGCTGGATCTCCTTCTTCTATTGTCTATAACAGCGTAACATACTCAGCAGGTGGTGGATTAGGCGGAACACTTGCTACTTCAGTTCTTGCTGGTGGTGCTGGTGGTACACCAAGTCCATCTGGTTTTGGTACATCTAACGTAATGGGTCTAACAGGATATCCAGGCGGTGCTGGTGGTGTTATGGCTGCAACAACTAACATCTTTGGTGGAGGTGGTCATACTCCGTTAGGATTTGGTCAAGGTGGTGTTATGCCTGTGACGGCTGCTGGTGCTGCTGGTGAAAACGCACAGGGGTATGGTGCTGGTGGATCAGGAGCAAGAAACGGTACGGCCGCTACCGCTCGCGCAGGTGGAACTGGTGCGCCAGGACTTATCATTATTGAATACTAACGCATTTTTATAAATAGATTATCACAGAAAGGTATAATATGGAAGAGATTCAATTAGCAATTCAAGCAGCAGCATCATCCGATGCTAACGCATTTCGCGAGCATATTGGTGCTGCGCTATCAGCAAAAATTTCAGATGCGCTTGATCTAAGACGAATTGAAATTGCATCAACAATGTTAGCTCCTCAAGAAGAAGAAGCAATCGAAGATCAGGAGATCGTATCAGATGAAGACGTTTAAAGAACTCCGTGAAGCTGTATCGGTCTCAAAGAAAGACGCCGAATCTGATGCTTTGAAGCCAAAAGCTAAGGGCGAAGCAGATTTTGCAGATGCACACACTCAGCATGATACCGCTTATCCAGCAAAGAATACAGATAATGTATTGAATGCAAAATCAATGGGTCAAGCAAAGCATCAGCCAAATAGTGGTGATCGTGGCATTATCAAGCAGGGTACATCTGATCTTGCTGATAAGTCTGGTTTTAAAGGTCAGCAATCAAAGACACGCGCAAACTCATCCAAGCAAGGCGATTTGACACCAGTTCGTGGGCAATCATCTGTTGCTGCATATGCAGAAGAAGTTTTCAATGACCGTTCTTCAATTACCGAATCAAGTGAAGAAACATTTGAAATTGAATTGGAAAATGGCGATGTTGTAGAAGTCAATGAGGACACACTAAATATCATTGGCGAAACATATTCAAAGTTGAATGGTGAGAACCAAGAGTTATTCCGTGATATGATTAACAGAGACGCCGACTCATTCACAACGATTATGGATTTCGTTGTAGCAAATGCAGAAGTGGAGTAACACATGGCCGCTGTTTCCAATAACGAAGGCATTATGAACAAGCAAACCAAAGGTGGTTGGATTGTTGCTAAGTTTCATAATAGCGGTGGAATCAAATTGAATGCTGCTGATACTACCACTGGTGGTGGTGTTCCTGTGTGGGGTGCTAATTCTGCTGGTGAAACTGTTGTTAGCATGAACATCATTTCAGCCGAAGTCAATTGCGGTGGCGCAAACAATGTGTATTTCGAAATCAAGCGCGGTGCAAGTATGGCACTTGTTCTATCTGGTACAGATTATGTTGATCTTTCTGATAGCCGTTTGATTGATAATACGCCTGCAATGTCAACATCAAATGTGACAATCACAAAAGTAAACACTGGTCCTGCAACGCTTATCCTTAAGCTGCATAAGACAGTAGCAATTACAGGAGGTTCGCGTTACTAATGAAGCTAATCTGCGAACTAAACGAAAGCGATATTCAAATCGTAACAGAAGCCACCGAATCTGGCGAAAAGAACTTCTATATCGAAGGTATCTTTATGCAAGGTGGCATTCAAAACAAAAACGGTAGAGTTTATCCCGTTGATGTTATTTCCCGCGAAGTAGATAGATATAGAAGCACATTCATCGAATCTAATCGTGCATATGGCGAGTTAGGCCATCCTGCGGGACCAAATATTAATCTTGAGCGCGTATCACACATGATTAAAGACCTTCACATGGAAGGTTCAAATGCTATTGGTCGCGCTAAGATCATGGATACACCATACGGTAAGATTGTTAAGGATCTAATGAAAGAAGGTGCCAATCTTGGTGTCTCTTCACGCGGTATGGGAACACTTACTAAAAAGAATGGTATCATGGAAGTAGGCAATGATTTCTATCTTGCTACTGCGGCTGATATCGTTGCTGATCCATCAGCGCCACAAGCATTTGTTCGTGGTATTATGGAAGGCAAAGAGTGGGTTTGGGAAAATGGCGTTCTACACGAGCGCGAGGTTGCTGAAATTCACAATGATATCGAAGAAGCATATCATACCAAGCAGAATAGAGAAGAGATTATGATTGAAGCTTTTAGAAAGTTTCTATCAAAACTCTGATTTTATAAATAACATAAGAAACATTTTTTGATAACACCTGAGGAGAAATGAATATGTCAGTTCAGGACACAAATGTCGATAAGCTCGACGTACAAGAAGCAAAGAAGGCGAGCTTCGGCGTTAATGCTGAGGTGCCTGAGCCTACTGGAGCAAATGCGTCACCTCCTGGTGGTTCACAGAATTCTGGTGATAGAACAAATCCAATGCAAGGTAATAGTGTTAAGCCATACACAAAGGTTGGCATGATTAACTCTATGATTCAAGCACTCTCTGGAATGAAGAAGGCTGAAGTATCACAGGCTTATGACGCATTCAAGGGCGACAAGACAAATCCAATGCAGGGTAACTCTGTCAATCCAAAGAGCCGCGTTGCTGAATCTAAGATCGCAAAGCTAACAAAGGAAGACCTCGACGTGTCGGAAGATATCAAGGCTATTTTTGAAGGCACCGACGTTTCTGCTGATTTCATTGCCAAGGCAACTGAAGTATTTGAAGCAGCCGTTCTTGCTAAGGTAAACGAGCAGATTTCTGTTCTTGACGAAAGATTTGAATTGGCTCTATCTGAAGAAACAGAAAGCCTAGGCGAGTCACTAGTTGAGCGCGTAGACACATATCTCGACTACGTTGTTGAGAGTTGGATGGAAAGCAATGCCGTTGCTGTAGAGCGCGGTCTAAAGGCTGAGATTGTAGAAGGTTTCATGAAGGGTCTAAAGGATCTATTCACAGAACACTACATCGACATTCCAGACGAAGCCGTTGATGTAACCGAAGAACTTGCTAACCAAGTTGAAGTTCTTGAGGCTGTTATCAACGAAGAGATTGAAAAGAATATTGAGCTAACAGCTCAAATCAAAGAATTTGAACGCACAATTGCGTTCAATGAAGTTTCAGAAGGACTAACAGATACGCAGTACGCAAAGCTACAGTCACTTTCTGAAGCAGTTGACTTCGATGACATTGAGTCATACCAGAAGAAGATTGCTACCCTTCGTGAGAGTTACTTCCCATCAAAGTCTTCGGCCGGGATTTTGTCCGAAAGCGTAACTCTCGATGAGGAACCAGTGGGCGAGGAAATCGCTGAAAAGCAGGTTCCAGGCGAAATGGCTGCTTACATATCTGCGATTAGTCGCGGTATCAAAAAGTAAGTTTTTATAACATTAGTTGAAATCAATAAGGAGAACTAACATGCAATCTCTGAATGAACAAGTTCAGAAAAAGTGGCAGCCAGTCCTGGAGCATAGTGATCTATCTCCAATCAAGGATCCGCACCGCCGCTCAGTAGTAGCGCAGCTTCTAGAGAATCAGGAGCGTTCCGCTCGCGAACAAGGTTTTGGATCTGGTGGTTATCAGGCTCCAACACTACTAGGTGAAACCGCTCCAACAAACGCTATGGGTGCTTCGTCATCTACAGCCGCGTCTGGTTCCATCGACACATTCGATCCAGTGCTTATCTCATTGGTTCGTCGTTCTATGCCTAATCTAATTGCGTATGATATCTGCGGCGTTCAGCCAATGACAGGTCCAACAGGACTTATCTTCGCAATGCGTTCACGTTATAACAATCAGACTGGTGCGGAAGCTCTCTTCAATGAAGCTAACACAACCTTCTCTGCTTCTGCTAAGGGCAACACAGCGTCTTCATTCGTTGTTGCTAACACTTCAGTTCGTTCTCAGTCTGGTTCTGATCCAACTGGTCGTGTAACTGCTGGTGCAGCTGGTTATAACATGTCAACTGGTATGACAACTGCCCGCGCTGAAGCTCTCGGCGATGGTCGTGGTAACGATTTCCAGGAAATGGCATTCAGCATTGAGAAGGTTGCTGTAACCGCAGTTAGCCGCGCTCTCAAGGCAGAATACACAATGGAACTTGCACAGGATCTTAAGGCCATTCACGGTCTTGATGCTGAGCAGGAACTATCAAACATTCTTGCTGCTGAAATTCTTTCTGAAATCAACCGTGAAGTTGTTCGTACAATCAACTACACTGCTACAGCCGGCGCTCAGGAAAACGTAACCTCAACAGGTACGTTTAACCTAGACGTTGACTCAAACGGTCGTTGGATGGTAGAAAAGTTCAAGGGTCTATTGTTCCAGATTGAGCGTGAAGCGAACCAGATTGCTAAGGCAACTCGTCGCGGTAAGGGTAACGTAATCATCTGCGGTTCTGACGTAGCTTCTGCTCTTCAGATGGCTGGTGTTCTCGACTATACCCCTGCTCTATCTAACAATCTAAATGTTGATGACACAGGCAATACCTTCGCTGGTGTTCTTGGTGGTCGTATCAAGGTTTACATTGATCCATACTTCTCTTCTGCATCTGGTAAGCAGTACTTCACAATCGGCTACAAGGGCTCCTCAGCTTTCGACGCCGGCTTGTTCTACTGCCCATACGTACCACTTCAGATGGTTCGTGCGGTTGGTGAAAACACCTTCCAGCCAAAGATTGGCTTCAAGACTCGTTACGGCATGGTTGCAAACCCATTCGCAACAAACGATGCCACTGGTGCTATCGGTGCGTTCGGCGATGCCCGCGCAAACCTTTACTACCGCTTTGTGCAGGTCACAAACCTTATGTAATAAGAAGACGGTTTCAAGCCGCAAACTGGGAGGGCAGAAATGCTCTCCCTTTTTTATATAAATAGCTGTATGTCATTATATCAAAATCAGCCAGAAAATATTAACATGCTCGGGCAAAATGGCTTTCAGTTTGCCATCAAGCGTTTGCCGAATGTTAACTATTTCGCTCAGGGCGTATCTATTCCAGCCATTTCAATGAATGCTATCGAGTCGCCAACTCCATTCGCGTATGTACCGCGTCCAGGAGATAGGTTGACATACGAGCCATTATCTGTTACATTCAAGGTTGATGAAGACCTGAAAAACTATTTTGAGATTCAGAAATGGCTTGTTGGTCTTGGTCATCCAGATGATCTTGGACAAACACGCGATCTATCAAAAGATATTAGAAATAACTCTGTTGGTTTTAGACAAGTTGGCAACGCAACCACATTCGTATCAGATGCAGTTCTTTCAGTTCTTACCAGTGCCAAGAATGTTAATGTCAATATCTTCTTCTATGATTGCTTTCCAATCTCACTGACAGAACTAGCATTCTCGTCTACCAATACCACAATTGATTATCTCGAGGCTACAGCCGTATTCAGATACCGCAAATATGCTCTAGACGAGTGATAGACTGACCCGATAGAACATCCTTATTATACCGCAGTAATAGCTATTTGTCAATACAAATAATGAGTTGACTTTGTTCAAACAATATGGTATTATGAAAACATGAAACTTGAAGATATCCTTGAACATTGGTCAAAAGACGCACTATATGACGATCTGAATTTGGATCGCGATAGTCTCGCAATCTCTTCCCTTCACGCCAAATATATCCAAATCCTTGCAATAGAGCGTTCTCTGTTGCGATCTTGCATAGCTAAAAAGAAAGCACTGTATAAGGATCTGCGAGAGTATTATCTTGGCGCACTAAACAATCCAGATGACCTCGAGCGCATGAAGCGTGAACCTTTTCTTCACAAGGTGTTGAAGAATGAGGTACATAACTATGTCGATTCTGACGACGAATTGATGAAGCTAGATAATCGTATAGCTATGCAAGAAGAGAAAGTAGAAACGCTTACATCAATCATCAAGGCCATTCATCAGCGTGGTTATGATATCAAGTCCGCTATTGAGTGGAGAAAGTTTACGAATGGATTCTGATACAGAAAAATTGGAACGTAGGATATCAAGACTTATGATGCCCGTTGAAACGCAGATTATGATGTGTGACGATGCTAATGATTTGGTATTGTTAGCAACTGGTATGTTGCGTAAAGCCATATTTTTGTTAGATAATCAATATCAATCAGAAGCTAGAAAAGCTTTAGTCGAGTCATTTAATCAATGACTGATATTCTTCTACACAAGGTAAACGAAGCTTTCATTCGTGTCGAATGTGATCCAGGTATTGCTAAAGAATTATCTGAGCATCTTACATTCGAAGTGCCTGGTGCCAAGTTTAGTCCAGCATTCAAAGCTAAACATTGGGACGGTAAGATCCGTCTATTCAATTCTCGCAATAATCAAATCTATCATGGTCT